CCAAAGTGTTCTTTGATGCTGCGCCTCCAAAGGCGCTTGGCTTCAGAGGACGTCATGGTTATTAGGTTGTGTAAGTAGTGATCAGGTGTAGGAAGCAAAGGGGTCATTTACGACTACGGTTTCGTGCACGGTTTTTAGAAGCTTTCTCCATAAAGACTGTTCCGTCTTTTTTGTGAGATACATCTTTGCCGTCACCATTGCCATAGGTGCCCTTCTGTCGGTTAATACGCTTGAGATCGACTCTGCGTTTTACCTCTTTCTTTTTTTTGTTGTATTTGCGCTGGTAAGCACGCTTGACCAAGAGGGATCGGCGGTTACCGGCGTAGTGAGCTGTAGAGCTACCGGACTGCTGAGCCATAAAGTCGTTTTTGTACCATTTCAGGATCGATCTCAGGCATTACCTGAGCGAGCTTGGAAAGTGGGTTGCCGTCATAAGCCACACCACTGATGTCGTTTGTTTTCAGCCAATCACAGGCTGCTTTTAGATCTTGTGTTGTTGCCTCACCCGATTTAATACGGGCAAGAAACTCTTTTGTGACGAGGTTATGGAGTTCGTTGAACTGATCCTCTGTCGCTTTCTTCTTTGCCATTGGCTACTATTGGTATTACGTCATGACAAAGAACTTCTACACGACTGCCGGGTCTAAACATAAATCCAGCCTTCATGATCTCCGTACATTTAAGAGCACGAACAAGTTCGTAATCAAGACGTAGTTTTTGTTCGTGTTTTTTAGCAATGCTTTTGCACAGCTCAATCATGCTTCCGTCAAGCGGAACACTAAAGTTGAGCTGCATACCAAAGTTATTGTTGCGAACATATCCCGACGAATCGTTAGGGATAGTGTCGTTGCCCATATAAAAAGGGCTGAGCTGCATCGTAGCCCCGTTACAACTAACATTATTGGCAAAGTATTGACGAGACGGTGCTCCATTGTTTTGGAATTGCACCGCCTGGTTGGTCACATTGCCCGTTGCTGCTGCTACGGGGTTAGAGCTGTTTTGAACAGTGGGGTCTTCAGGTGCTGCGAATACAGGCGTTACTGAGAGAAGACCGACAGCGAGGTAGTGGTAGAGGTTGATTCGATAACCTCGTCGATGCTGATGGACTCCACTACTCCCGCATCCCGAACGACAGTCTCCAGTTGAAACTGTTCGCCCGCGTTGGTTACGGAATAGGTTGTGGAGTCGCTCAAAATATCCCCGCTTGGGGTGACGTTCGTTCCGGACCATGATTTGTAATCACCACCCATGATTTCGGTTTCGATAGTTCGCTCGATGTCAATGGTGGTAGTAGTGGTTGATTGCATGGACCCCTGAGTAAAGTTAGGGGTTACTTGTTGAGCTGCAGCCGGTGCAGCAATAAGGAGAAGAAAAAATAGTCTTAGCATTCTTCTTTTTTCTTTTGTTGCATTGGACAGTTGGCAGGTTTTCCGTTCTTACTGTTAGAAGTATTCAAACCAAATGTAGCCAAAGCGCCTGTAAAAACGCTGGCTACAAAAGTTATGTCACCACCGCTTTGACCTTTTTTGATCATGGGTAGATCCACGTAATTAAGGGTGATAATAAAACCGCTCCAAACGACAACGCCTAAACGAACAAATGTCGCCAAGATTTCGACGTCGTGGTCTTTTATTTTTTTTAGGAAGGACTTTTTTTCTCCCTCTTCTTTGTTAATTTGCTCCATGCTTGTTTAAGTACGGGCTTCATTACCATCACAAGGTATTTGAAAACTGATGTAGCAGTCAGGGTGGCAGCAACAGAGATAACTGCTGTTGTAGCTGCTGCAGTCATGATTTCTGTTGACGGCATTGGGACTTCTATGTCCGTAAATGGCACGTCAATCATTTGCACCTCTTTTGGTTGAGGTGATTTTGTTTTGTCGGGCGACTTATCCTCATTCTGTCCCCTTACTCCCGGTGGTGGGCGTAGGTCGCTAGGAGGGACTACAAGGGGCTTGTAAGAAGGTATCCTTGCCCTTGGTACTTCTAGAACCGGCGCAGGCATCACAGGCGCTTCTGGAAGCGTTAGAGAAGGGAATGAAGGAGGATCACTCCACGACGGCACCGAACAGTCCGCGTTCGATAAACTTCACTGCTTCATCATCGACAGTGTTGTCGGTTTGTTCAGCCAGTTTGGTCAACAGGTCAACAATAAGACGCTTGACCTTTTCAGAGTTGATAAACGAAAAAAGAATTGGACGGATAAGGGTGATCATTCTTCAGAAGGGGTAGGTTCAGGAGTTGGTTCTGGGGTGGGCTCTGGAGTCGGCTCGGGTTCGGGCTCAGGTGCCGGTTCCCAGCTATTGAATGCAGAACCAGTCACGTACTCAGCAAGAGCTGGAACGTCCTCACAGGCAGCGATAGCAGTCTCCTTTTCGTTGCTTAGCGTGCGAATCTCACCACGACGGGAGAGGACATCAGCAGGTACAGCAGCACTGTTTTCTGCCTGACGAACGACATACCAGTCGGTCTGGCTAAGCAGGGAGCCTGCAGTTTCTTTGACCGTTGCAGTCCAGGTTGCTTTTAGTTGATCGAGATCTTTGGGGTTATCGACACCCCAGTAGAACCGCTGATCCCAAGACGCCACAGAGGCGTCAGGGACTTCAACGATACCAATGGCTTGCTTTTCCTCCAAAGAAGTCAAACGCAGCCAATTAGACGGATATTGCATGCCGTCGTGAACAAATGCCTTGTCATATTGCAAGGTCTTACCATTAAGTTGAAGCATAGTTATTTGTGAGTTTAACGAGCAAGCCCGCCATTAGTTTGGAACGGGTTTTCGGCAAAAGCAAGATAGATAAAAGTATTCCCGTTTTGATTCGTGTCTGTTCCAGCAGTTCCACGAATTTTGAAACCGTTAGACAAGAAATCTATGCGGTTGTAAGCATCGCTATATTGAGCTTCAGACCTGTCCGCCCTCAACCTATTTGTTATTTCGTTGGTGGTTTCTCGCACGGAGTCGTACATCATCCAACGAGTAGTGTTGGTAATTGTGTTTTTAATCATTACCCATGCTGGCCTGAAGCCTGTGTAGACAAACGGACCGTAGTTGTTGGTTCCATTACCCTTATACGAACCAAACGCGCTATAGCCTGCGACAGGTGCAAAGCAGTAAGCGATGTAGTCGTAACCAGAACTAACTAGATAACCAGTGCTAGCACCAAACGTTGAATTACTTACGCTCCAAGCCGGAGGTGTGCTGACCGTACTAGCTGCACTGTCGTTATCAAGTCTAAGACTTTTATTGACGCCAATACTTGAATGGTAAACCTTCCATGCCTGAGTATTGCTAGTGCTTTTTGCCAAAATTAACTTTGGCTCAGCGTTTAAGCCGTGCCCAATGGTTGGAACGTCACCCGTGCTGCCACCATGCGTCCACGAAACAATACTAAATCCAGCAGTTGGATTCGCTCTGACACTAGAAGTGATGCTGCCGTCAGTGTTGCTGACCGTTGATGATCCGGCGTCCCATGCCCAGCCAACATAAGTATTGCTACTTCCGTTGATATTACCGGATGAACCCATTGTCCAGCCATCGGAGTTAAATGCCGTTAAGCCTGAAGAAATAGTTCCCTCAGCACTGGTGCTGTTAGAGAAAAGGCGCTTTTGCACGCCTCTAACGATGTCAAAAAGATTATGGTCTGCAGCTGAATTTCTTTGCTTAATCCACACCCAATCTGGGCTGAACGAGGTTGTTATTGACTGCGAACTGCCGTTGCCGGTGTACGTTTTTGCCTCAAAGTAATCCGAACCATCGGCAATCGTCGGGGTCGGGAGGTTCGTTGTGCATAGTGCTTTGTAACCACTTGGGGCGCTATACGTAAAAGGTCGTTGTCCAAAATTTACGGTCCAGGAACCATTCGTGTACGCACCAAATGAAAAATAATACTCTTCTCCCTGAACAATGCTGTAGGTGCTTGCCCCCTGAGAGCTGCCGTTGACGTACCAAGTGCAACTGCCAGCATCAGCATCAAAGGCTATGCCAATGACTGTTCCAGCGGTCCCATAATCAACGCCATAAGTTTGCGCTCTGTTGAGGCCAGTATTGTCGCCCCAGTAGTGAACGCCTCTTGTGGGGTTGTTGCCTTGAAAATACTCGTAAGCATTATTAGGCGCATCTGCTCTTAACAGACCAGCATATACTTGATCTGACGAAGCAAGCGCATCTAACGTCCCTTCGCAATACCATTTGCCTGAACTCATCGCGATAGTTGACGGAACAGTTGAATAATGCGAATTGACAAATTTAAGATTACCCTGCGACAACGTAGTCCTACTGTTTATGTAAGTTCCCGTGATGTTCGGGTTAAGTGTCGCGTAATTCCCGCTCACTTCTCCGCCTGCACCAGTGTCTGACTGCGTGCCGTTTGTTGGTACGTCAAACAGAATGTCTAAAGCTGCGGGATCTACATTCTCAATAATAGGAACATCACTGTCATCACTAATCCCCAGCACTGAATGAGTAGGATCATCAACCGTGCTTAATTGTCTAATTAGTGCATAAGCTCCAGTCAATCGAAGTGAATTTAGTGTGTTGCCAGAGACTGTGTACTTGTGCCAATCGCCATAACCATAACTAGGAGAACCGTAAGTTTCATTATCAACGACAGCAGTGCGCGTGACTGTTGAACCGTTGATAGTGACGGTCATGGAGTCTGCACCGCCACCACTACCGTTTCCACCTTGGATCCAAATATGACCTGATGTTTCATAACCACCAGTAGGACTCCAGTCAATGTAATTAGTGGCATTGTTAGATCCGGCGTAAGTAGTAGTAGCTTTATTGCTATCAAACATATGTGCAGGGTTCCCTAGTGCATATACAGCACCATCGCGGTACACCGTAACATCACTCACTGATACGCTTTGAGCGGTCGCTACTAAATTATTTGCCGTAAAGTCATTATTATTACCGCTGGAATCATTGCCGATCCCGCTTTCATTGGCGAAGTCGAAAAGATGAAATCCGTTTGTTCCGAATGACCCGCTATAGGCTGCAGGTTGCCATACGCCGTTATCGTCAAACGCGCCAAATGATGTGGGGTCAAGCGCTTGACCGTCAATTAAATAATAGTCAGCGAGATAACCGTTTAGATAAAGGCTGCTGGTGCCAAGCCACCTGCCAATTCTATGCTCAGTAGTGTTATTGACCTGAGTCTGATGGTTTTGAGTAACCGTAGTTGGAAAAGTTACATCTTGCCTTACGCCATTTACATATATTTTTACCCTGTCTGTTGCTGTAGACAAAGTTGTGTCAGTTGCACAAACAATGTGATACCACGCAGAGTTGTCCCGAAAAACTGCATCTGTTAAAACTTGACCCTGGTTACTGCCATCTAGCCAACGAATCGTGTCAGAATTTGTAAATGAAAGGTTTAAGTAAGGGTTGGTGGAATTATTGGCGTTGATAAGTGGCATATAAATGCCGTTAGCTGCTTTCTTACACCAAACACTTAGCGTCCATGTCCTCCTGTTGCCTGCAGATGAAGGGGTGCGATTAAGATATGCAGAATCAGGCTGGTTAAAACGCAAGCTGCGTTCAATCTTGTAACCAGCAGCAGCGCCGCCAGATTGACCGGCGGCACCTGCTAGTGCATTATTAAATACTGGCATATATCAAGCTACGTAGTTAGTGGTCACATTGCAGGTAACAGTGGTGCTATTCATCACAATGTAATCAATACGATCAATAGCTCCAGCCGTGCTGGTAAGGGTGATGCCTGCTGCACCACCAACAAACTTCATCGTGGTCGGAAACGTACCGGTTTCCGTACCGCTGTAGACAATGAAGATAGAGCCAGTTTGACCTTCTGCAGCAGCAGCAAGGTTGCTCAGGGCAACAGTAAAGGTGCCGCTAGGAGACAGCTTGAAGTTGTTGCTTGCGTTGAGGTCAAGCGTAAAGGACGTACCAGACAGTTCAGTGATGTCACCACGTTGTGCTGCGGTAAAGGTTTGAGCAGCATCAGTAACAGCGTTGTCAGCATCGAATGCCTGGACAGTCGTACCAATATCGGAAGTATTTACCTTTCCAGAAAGATCAGACGCGGTAGGGATACCGCTAACAGCGACATCTACATCACCACTGCCAGTGTCATAAGTAAGCGTATTTACGCGGATTTTTCCGTGTGCCATGATTAGATAATTGTAAGAACAGAACTAGAAGGAACAGTGAGTGTTGTGGTTGATGTCACAGTGATCTGTGGTCCCATCAATCCGATGTTGGAGTTAGCGTCATAGGTTTTAGATGCAGAGATTGTCTGAGGAGTCGTCAGTGCATCAGAGCTGACAGCAGAAAAACCAAGGTTGCCGTTCGTGTCGCTAGTCAAAGCTTGACCAGTCGTAGAAGGCAGAGCCGTAGGCAGTGTCAGGGTGTAGGTAGCGTTAGCCGAGTGCGGCGGACTCTTGATCTGTACGCCGTGAGTGTTGACCTCACAGTTCAGCTTGATAGAACCTGAACCACGAGTGCTGTTGCCTTTGACGACAACTACACCAGAACCACCGGGATCGAGATCGATGTCTCGGTTGCCAGTAGAAACGATGTCATAGGTGACAACGTCAAGATCACCACCCAGTTGCGGTGTGGTGTCTTCATTCAGGTTGTTGATGCCTGAACCGCCAAGTGCGCTGATCGATTGCCAGGTAAGCGTGCCTGATCCGTTAGTAGACAGGACGTTATTGGCAGAGCCATCAGTCGTTGGGAACGCAAGACCGTTGATGTTATTGATCTCACAAAGACCAGACTTTTGGTCAACCACCATGAAGTTACCCACGGTGAACTTACCGTTGTGGTCAGTGCTGGACTGCCACACGGCACCGTTATTACGCTCAACAGTACGGTTTGCCTCTACAGGCTGACCACCGTTTTCAGGGGCTGCGTCGTAGTCAGTACCAGCACCCACGTACTCAAAGGTGTGACCACCAGAGCTGATGTAGGAGCGGAAGAAGAACGAGACGCTTGCACCGCTTGCAACGTTGCCGATCAGACCAAGGTTGGTCGAGCGGTTGGCAGAAGCAGTACGGATGACATGGACACGGTATCCAGTCGGGTTAGTTTCAGAATTATCTACAACACCACTGCTGTTAAGAATGTCAGCGCCAGTCAGTGCATAGATGTCACTGCCGATTTGCATCAGCATGTCGTCGGTAGGACGGGTGCTGAAGGCTCCTGATCCAAACCAGCTCGCAGGTGCAGTTGCTTTAGTGATGTCTACATAAAGATCACCTGCAGATGCTGCCTGAGAAGTGACAGTCGAATAAAGAGCAGACGTGGACTTGCCGTCAGCAATCAAGCCATACCGACCGTAGTCAGTTGTGCAGTTGCTGAGGTTGACACGACCACCGTTCAGTGACTTGCAGTGGTAGTGACAGAAAGTGCCAAAGAACGACACAAACTGTGCATAGGCGTTGTTACACACCAGAGCACCAGGACCATCCAGGTTGATCTGAGTAAATGAGTCAACGACCATGGACCGCAGCGGAGAGCTGCTAGACACGTCGTTGCCGTTGATGTAAAGACCACCACCAGTCATGCTGGAGGTACGGTCACCACCGAAACCACCTTGGTTGACGTTGTTGGGATCAAAGAAACCACCAAGGCTGTTGTCAGCGTTGTATTCCGCCTGGGTGTGGTTGTAGATCCCACTGTCCATGAACGTTGTGCAGTTCTGAACGTAAGGGCTCTTGTAGATAATTGAGTTGGGATAGAAGCTGATAGCCCATCCCTGGTTAGCAGGCAGACCGTAGGTGCTGTCGGAGTCAACAGCGTGACCACCACGGGTGCCGCTTGCCTTCATGCCAGCCATTGAGAAGTTGGCAATCTGAGTACCGCTGTTTACGCGGAACAGAGTGCTTTCTTCCGTTGCAGGTGTGGGGTGTACGAAGCAGCTACGGAGAGACTGACCAATGATCGACAGGTTGTTTACCGTAATGTCGATAGGTGCAGCTTCGCGGTAGACACCAGGAGCCACAAGAACAATGTCTCCTGCATCAGCAGAAGCCACAGCAGCTTTGATGGTCTTCATGGAGTCGATGATTCGGTGACCATCGTTGTTGTCGTCTCCGTTCTCACCGTCAACCCAGATCACAGTTGGCTGGGTAACAAATGTGCCACCAGAAGAGATACCAATCCAGTTGCTACCACTCCATACAGACAACGTCTGATCGTTGCCGTGGGCGTACCACATCTTGCCGACTTGCCAGTCAGTGCCAGTAGGCGTGGTGTTCTGATAGAGAACGTCGTGACGCTTTTCAATAGCACCGATAGATGCAAGCGTGTCATCTACACCAGTCCAGACCGGAGTACCGGAGTTCTGCTCAGCAGTGGTGACGATGTCAAGACCTTTGATCTTGTCAACATCGAGAGTTCCGTCAGTCAGCTTTGCACCGTCGAGAGAACCATCAGCGATCTGTCGGTTGGTTACGGAGTTAGCTGCCAGCTTTGGTTCAGTGATCGCATCATCCTGAATCTTTACTGTAGAAACAGAATCAGTAGCCAGCTTACCGTTGGTTACAGCAGCAGAATTGATCTTACCCGTTGTAACAGCAAGATTAGCGATTTTGGGCGTTGTTACACTTGAATCAGCAAGTTTTGCTGTAGTAACATTGGCATCAGCAATCTTTGCTGTAGTAACATTTGCGTCAATGATTTCAGCAGTACCTACTGAATCATCTTGCATCTGCTCAATAGCAACTGAGTTGTCAGCCAATTTTGCGTTGGTTACAGCATCAGCTGCAATCTTTGCCGTAGTGACTGCTGAATCACTAATTTTTGCAGTGATTACAGCACCATCACGTAGCTTTGCCGACGCAACAGCTTCATTAGAAATGCCGAACTCGTCGACCATTTCTTGATCAGCAAACAAAAGCTGATCGTAGTTTTCGTTTAGTTCGTTGGATTTAACAGACGAACCCGCAGCAAGTACGAAGCGGGCAGCGTCTACATCAGTGTCACGATAAACACGAATAGCAACACCAGAAGCAGGTGCGGTGTTAAACCGAAGGATACCTGCATTGGGAAGGGTATATGCAGTTGTAGATACGTGGTCAAGTGTTGCCTTGACATCAGCATCTTTCAGGTATGTAAATGAAACAGTAAAGTCGGTGGTGGACCCGTCTCCTGTATAGAAATGTTCAGTTGTAAGAGTAGTTGCCATTACTTAGCAATGTTAAGGACTGGATCGATTGGTCCGTAAGTAGTTTCTTTTTGGCTAAGTCTGTTTTCAATACGATCTTGACGAGATTCAGCAATAGCAGCCCGTACATCAGGCTCATTACTAATCATCGCCCAGGCACGTTTGCGGGCGGTATCAAACAGCTTGCGAATCACTTTGGTGTGGTAGTAAGCCTGCATAGGCTCATAGTCACGATTGCCGCTGTTGCGGTCTTTTTCCATCTTTCTAATGCTGGCTTGCATCCGAGGATCAGAAGCAAGACGATTTAGTTCAGCCTCAAGATTTTGATCACCAATCGCTTTCATAAACTTGGAGCGAACCCCAGGCAGTTTGGAAAGGTCAGTATTATCAGGGGCGTAGTAAACAGAAAGACGTGTGTCGTAGTTACTGCGGAACAGCATCTTGCGACCAGGACCCTGATCCAGGTTGAACTGGATAGGGGAAAACATATTCCAAGCTCTCGTAATAAAGTCGTGATCTTTAATAGGACGACCGTTCAACATGTCGTACTTGATCGGCAGAGGCTCATCGCTGAGTTTCTCTGAGATCAGGTTACGATTACGAATAGAGTCAACAATACCTGAGTCAAGCTCACGCATATATGGAGTAACAAGTTTGCCGATCTCATTCCTCATAGAAGACATGGGCAACGTGTTGTTCATCAGACTTGCAATAATTCTGTTGTGCTGTCCAGGCTGACCAGAGAAGAGGTCAACGAACTGCTGCAGACCAGTGAGATAACTTTTACTTGCAGCACTCTGTCCAACAACCATTGCAACCTTTAGAAGTTGATCTTGTGTCCACTCATCACCCATCAGCAGGCTGTGATCTCCAATGTTGGAGACAGTCGACATAATTTGGTTAAAGGGTTCAAAGGCTTCGTAGCCAACCTCAACTCCACCAAAAGTGAAGGTGCGAGGCTTCCAGCCAGCATCAATCCATGACTGACGCATCTGTCGGTCAGTAGGCCCATCACCAGTCATATTGCCTGACATCCACATCATGGATGCCAAAGTGATGACTGCAGAGCCCATAGCAAGACGACCGCTTTGCAGTGCCTTAGCGTTTTGCAGCTCCTCAAATGTGCTGATGCCGTACTTGGTTAGGTTGCCAGCTTCAACTTCTTTGACAGTTGCACGAGCAATGTCGTTGAATTCTTTGACAAGGAAGTTAAAACCAGGGGTGTACTTAGCAGTCAGTTGAAGACCGTTGACACCAGTACGTGCGAACAGGAAGAACGGTTTAGCCCAGGGATTTTGGTTAAACAATGTCTCTAGACCTTTGGAGAAACCCTCCAGGTCCTGCGTCAAAGTAGCTTCACGTTTGGCAAACTTAACGGCATCATCAATGATGTTGCCTTCTTCATCCAAGATCTGAGAATAGAACTTATCCTCTGCTTTCTTTAGGATGGCAGGAGTGATTTCTGTGATGTCACCTTTACTTGCCTGCTCAAGAGCTTCACGCATAGCACGTTCACGCATCTTGCCACGGGCAAGGATATGACCAAATACATCATCAGTAGCTGCCATAATCTTTGTCGAATATGTCAGCAGGTTGCTGTCATTCATATTCCGAGCCATGTTGGCAAAACGGAATACAGCTTTATCAGCGTCAGTACCACGCTTCTCAGCCCAGTCACCGTACATCTTCCACTGTTGATCAGCTTTAGTACGTTCGACATAACGCGATTTGATCGTCGCCATATCGCCACTAAAGTAACCATTCAGCTTTGTTTTGAACAAGTTGAAAGCCTCAGGGATCATCTGGACCATGCCGTTTAGAGCAGCCAGAGATGCCTTACGAGTAACAACGTCACCAGCAAAAGTTGCACCAAGAGCAGTAGCCATAGGCCGCAGATAAGCAGCAGAGGCAGTACCCATGATTGCTCTGACCGGAGTCTTAGGTCCGCTCAGCACGCTGTGAATCATCACGCCTTCTAGTTCTTTGACAAGCTCACCGGTCTTTTTCTTACCATTGAACTCACCACCACGCAGCTTTTTGCGGAAGAAGTTGTCGAGATCGTTCAGGTTAGTAACGTCTTCCAGGTAGGAAGCGACTTCCATATATGCTTTGAACAGCTCGTTATCACCGCTTTCACCTGCCATTTGGAAGGCAGTACGGAATGCATCAATAGAATTCTGTACGTCTTCGTAGACAGCTTTCTCAAAGTCAGCCTTCTTAGGAATACCGTCGACGCCTTTGATAGCGTTTAGGTCATAACCAGCAAAGTAACGAGACTGTTTAGTGATAGCTACAAGAGATGCAAACTTGTCAAACAGAGCCTTAGCAGGTCCATCTGTGTCGCCCAGGTCGTAGAGGTCTTGTAGCTCACGACCAGCAACACCAAGGTCACGGATCTCTTTCAGCAACGAACCTTTGAGCAGGTCAGCAGCAGGGATCATGTTGGGATCCATGATCTCGATTTCTTGGAGGGAGCCGTCCTCAAGCTTGACTTTGCGTTTGATGCCTTGCTTGTAGAAGTCGTCTGCCCACTCACGAGACGTCAGGTCAGTACGAAGACGACCTTCAAACATCTCTTTCATAGATGCAGTCGAGTCAGCCCACACTTCATGAAGCGGGACACCCATCTCTTTAGCTTTGGCAACCTCTTTGACGACGTAGTCAGTAGAGGCAAACTCCTCCATGATCCGCTTGACCTCCTTAGGCGCAAGCTCAGGGTTACCTTTACCGATACGGTCCAGCTCGATAGGACGAGTCAGTGAGTCGGTAGATCCCATCTCTGCACCCAACTCATTGCGGGTACGAGACAGTTGTTTGTTTACGTCACCGGCAGAACCGTTAGACGTCGGTGATCCTTGCGGTGGGTCAGCTACAGGTTTGTTGGCATGACCACGGAAGTCAGCAGGAGTTTCTGCTACTTCGTCAATACCTTTAGCAACTGTTTGCTCTTCAACGCTCTTAGATCTTTTAGCTACGTCGTCAGCACCTTTTAGACCTTTTAGTCCGATTGCAACACCGTCAACGACGGCACCAATACCCATACCTTCGACGACATTTTTAAGCGTCTTCATTGCAGGGTGATCAGTATCTTTAGTTGCTAGAGGCGTACGTAGGTGTGGAAAGTGTTCAGCAATAACACCAGAAGCGTTATCGTCTTGTGAGCCAGAAGCGATCAAGTCAACCTTTGCACCTACAAGTGCAGCTCGACCCATTTGTGCAAGACCTGTCGCTTTTTGGATACCGCGGATACGTGCGCCTGGGATAGGCACAAAGGCAAGAGAACCATAATTAACAAGTGTCTTTAAGACACCACCCCACCAAGTACGAGTCTCGATAGGGTTTTCAAATGCACCAAAGATGTCAGTGTCAGGACGATATTCCTCGCCACCAACGTCTTCGCCACGAGCCATGTCGATAGCACGCTCAGGAAGAGTCACAATGTCGGAGCCGGTCTGTTGTAGACCGCCGACAAAAGCATTAGTAACCTCGCGAGCAACATCACCAATGTCGCTGAACTTATCTACCTCTTCAGGTTGTTCAGTAACGGCAGGTTGCTCTAGAGATTCATTGTACTTGTTAGCTTCTTCGAGTGAGTCTGTGTATTTATCGACTAGCCTATCTTCACTAGGGCTAGTAATTTCTTCCATAGTTAGTTCGGTTTCAGTGTTGCCTTAGCAACGCCTGGGAGCAACATGTGTAATTGTCTATAAGGTGGCAGGTTCAATCCGAACGCAACCATCTGTTGTACTTGACCGGCAGGCAGGTTGTTAAGCCCAATCCACTCCGCAGAGAGGCCAGCTACTGAACCACCGTTCATTTCTCTAATACGAACTGCTGCTCTAGTCAGAGCAAACAAGTCCTGTGTGTTTTCGTCAAAGACTTGGTTATCGTCAAGACCAATAAGGTTTGCCGTTTCTAAGAACGTAGGAGCAATAAACTGGTAACGACCAACAGCATGAAGAGAACCCTCAGCATGTCGCTGTTTGATCTCACCAATAGTCATTGACGTAATCGGTTTATCTAAATCAGTAGTACTGTCACCACTGCCAATAGCAGTATGACCCCCGTTAGTACCACCACGATTGAATGCGTTGTATTCGCCGTAACTACGGGATTCAACAGAAGCAATCGAATCCAAGAACCAACGTGCGTTTTCCTGAGTAGCAGCAACTCTCAGCTCACGTGAATCGGTTTTATGGAATTGGACCAGACGTCGGGTGTTACGAGGATATTGCTCGATGTCTGAATATGTTTTGGGCGCATTGTATCCCTCGTATCCGTAAGCCCGGAGTTGAGTGTCAATAAGCTTATAGACGTCAACACCGTGATCGTCAGCAAGGGTACGCCAGAAATCCGGGATACCACGTTTACCTTTTAATGCGTCGTTTAGTTGTCGTACTTGATCGTCAACACCTTCGATCTTTGAATCGAAGTCAAGCTTGCCATCAGCAGCACGCTGGGCAAGATCTTTGTACATCGTGATATTTGAAGTCTGACGTTTAAACTCAGGACGTTGGAAAAACTTACTGTCGCGGTCTCTAAACTGCTCAGGAATCATTTTGACAACTTCTGAGGCAGCCAGTTCAGCCGCTTCGTTTACGCCTACACCTTTGTCACGATATTGCTTGTATCTTGCACGGTATTCAGCAAGAGCATTTTGTGTTGCATAGATATTTTCAAGCCCGTCGTATTCAAACTTACCGGTTGTATCTTTAACAGCAGCTTCAATTTCCGCAGTATGCTCTTCTAAAATACTCTCAGGAGGAGTGATTTTATCATTAGAGGTTACCTTCTCCATCATGTTTTCTCTAGTCTTTACATCGCTAATGCGAGTTACAAAGTCAAGAGGAACAGGCAGTCCAGCATTAAGACGTTGCTCGATGTCACTAACAATCAGTGAGTCGTCATAGTCTTCGTTGGTAACCCAAGATCCAAGTTCAGCTTGATACTGTGGATCGTTAAATCGATATTTAGCAGTAATTCGAGCTAAAGCTTCTTCACTTTTATCACTATTTTCCCAATCTTCAGTAGCATCAAGATAGGCTTTGCGATCTGTATTTTTATTAAACTCAATATCGCGGTTTAACTTTGTAGTAAGTGAAGATCGTGCAGCCTCTTCAAGCAAAGCAAGGTCTTTAGACCTGAACTCGCCCAACGTCATGACACTGCCATCACGTCGAGTAACGCTTGCATCTAAAGCATTAAGAAATGCACTGGGATCAATAGAACCGTTATTGAGTCCAGCTCGTATAAGGTCAGTGGCGGCAGCAAAAGTTACTTTAGTGTCACCACCAAACTGACCCTTGTGGTTATCTACCCAGGCAAGAATGTTATTGGCAGTTTCGGTAGGATCAGAAGATGCAAAGGTTGCATACAAATCCTGCTTACGTGTCAGCTCCCTGTTCTTTTGAAAGATCTTGGCCTGTCGGTTTGCATAAGCAAGCTGTTCAGCCTGCTCAAACTTCCGCATAGACGGGAACAAGTGCTCATGCAACAGCAGCGGATTCATCTCCGCGTACTGCATCATGTAGTCTTCACGAATCTGTTGTTCGATCGCAGCACGTTGACGCGGATCAGAGGTCTCATTCAGACCCAGTTCTTGTGACCGCTGTGTGTAGTACGTGCCGTAACTAGCACCAGCTTGATTTAGCATTGCCTTAGCAAAGCCGTATGCCTTCCAGCCAGACAGGTCGCGAAGACGTTCTGCTACGAAGACATCACCACCGCCTTGCTCGAAGTCAGCAGCCGCTTTGTCAGCAGCAGAACGGGCTTCACCTAGGGCAGCCTCGTCAGCACGGAACTGAGCTTGCTCTTCTTCGGTAGCACCGTTAAACCAGTACTCACGCATACCTTCAAGCATCTGCTTTTCGTTTTCTTTCTTCTGTCGTTCGACAAGAATCGAAGACAGTGAGTTAGAGAACTGAGCAAGACCCTGTGCAGCCTGTTCGGTTTCACGGGCAGACTGTAAGTCACGTTGACGTTGAGCTTCTGAGTTACGTTCTAAATCTTGTACAAGTTGTTGATTAACTTGCTCCTGTTGTCGAGAACCGAGGTCGACCTGGCTCGCTTGGAACTGACCACCTCGGTTAAATGATTGGAATGAAGTGGTCATGGATTAAAAAAGTTAGTACCAGAAGTTAGAGGCGCACTATTGAAAAAACCTGTAGGTGCAGCCGAGCCAAGGTCATAGTTGAAACCTTGATCGAAGAAGTTCATGCCGCTTGTCTGAGGCTTGACACCAAAGCCACCCATATCACCAACGTCCGGTGCTTTTAACTGGTTGTAAGCGCCTATTCCAGATGCTGCTGCCGAAGCAATACCACCAAGGAATGCCATGTTTGCTGCAGTCATATCAGTGTTAGGTTTGACAGGAGCGAAGCCTGGTTGGGGTTTGAACTGCACCTTCGAGTAAGCATTACGATTAGTAGCTCGGAGTCTTTCTCTAATGCTTTCAACGTTGCTTTGATAGCTTTCACGTGCACGTATCAGGTTTGATGCCATCAACGCTTGGTTTCTACCAAACTTGGCAAGATTCTTACTTTCAAGTCGTTCTGATGTTTTTCCAGAACCAAAGTCTTTTTGACCCTGAGCTAGTTGATCAAAGGCGTCCTGTAATTGCACAGAAGCTTGGTCAAATATATCGTTGAGTCTGCTTTGCTCGTCGGCATACGCCCGGCTTGCAGACAGTAGATTCTCTGTAAGTGTTGTTTCGTATTCAGCAACACGTGTGCCATACAGAGCACGCTGACCATCCCACTTGACTCGTCGTATTGCTAGTTTTCTTTTGTAATCGTTGACTTCAGCAGTCTTTTGGTCAGCAGCGGATTTCAGCCCTCCGAAGGCTGATGCCGCTCCGCCCACTGCTGTCGTCACTCCAAGTGTTACTGGATCGCACACGGCAAAATTCTATAAAGGTTAAATTGTTTGGACCATAAGTAAGCTCACGTAAGAACTTAAATCCAAGAAATCGAAGGAGCTTTAGATGGGCAGTGTTGCGCTTATCAACAATGTTCCACAGCAACTTCTCTTGTCTGCTGTCGATAAATCTTTTGCACTTACGTGCGAATGACATCGGGTGTTTGTGGATCTCAGGAGTGCATAACATCCAGATCCCGTTCTCGGGACCTATACCAAAAGCTGCACCCCACTTGTTATCGGGTGTCAGCCAAGCTCCTGAGTAGCCCCTAGAAGCGCCTGCAAGGAGGGCAAAGGCCGGGTTATGACCATGGCCTTCAGTTACCTCCCTATAGTCGTCAGGGCGTAAATTAGAGGCCACATGTAATGCGACCTCTTTAGTAAGTGGATGAATGTATTTAGACATTCTTGTAGTATTTGGGTGAATAGTCACCTTCCCAGGTCAAAGAAATAAGCGTTGCTGGAAGTGGCGAAGTAGAAAAGATGGACAAAACAAAGTTATCGCTTTTCTCGTATACGGGTATGACTCCCTGGTACTCGTCTTCAACTAAGACATCATCAGCAAGATAACGATCATAAGTAGAAGAAGCAACGTCTAAAACAAAAGAGGATTTACCTGTCCGAATCATTACCGCAGTGTACTCACCTAATCGACCAAACGTTGGCTTGATCCTGTGTATGACAAGGCTCCCGCGTTCTTCGTTGACAGTCTTATCACCGCTTACTTTTTGTACAAAGAACTTAGGAAGTTTGACCTCCATATTGTAGTTGTATCCAAATGTTGTAGTACCTGACCAATTACCATCAAGAGTAAGGGTTGTTCCAGATGATGGCGGAGTGACATCTTGATACATCACACCACTTGTTCCAGGCTGGATTGCTACAAGAGTTTTAGTACGGTCTACGTTGTTAAGCCAGTTAAGAGTAAATGAAGTCTGACGTGTAGTGCTGTTGTATGAGCCAGTAGCACTGCTGTAGTTATCTAAATGAATTTGATAATCGTTAGCCAGACCTTCTTCACCGTGTTCTTGGATAGTTGGCTCATCGTCACGAATCAGATCAATCCTTTGCAGGAAGTTCTGGTTATCTACCAAGAGATACGAGTCGTTGACCACGCAGTGATAACGTATAGGTCTGCGAAACTTCCAACGAAACCAAGAGGACTGAATCTGTTTGTCAGCCACATTGAAATACTTGTAACCAAAGACTTCATCACTGTTTGTTTTCCCAAAGAAGATGGCAGTGTTCTCTCTTGAGTTGGCTAGCAGGTCAATGTCTTTACTCAGTTTTCGAGAAACAACTTTGCTTAGTTCGTTGACGTTGGGCTCACCCTCACGTGCAACGTTAGACATCACAAAGAATCGTGAGTGTGCACCTGCATTATCGAGGAAACCAGCAACAGTTCCAAGAGAGAATGGAGGGACTGTTGTGTTGTAGTTATAAGTAGCAATGTTGCTAAGACGAGCTGACTCAGGGTTCAAAATGTCACTGTCAGTAGCCAGCAAAAACTGCTGCTTTTCTCCGAAAACAAGTAGACCTGTGTTGACTTCGATAGCATCAAACAGAATTCCAGGATATTTAGAACTACTGCTGATGTCGATTGGATCTGTTCCAGATACAGTCAAAGCTGTGTTGACAAAGAAGTTACCCAGATCACCAGGACGAGAAAGAATGATATTTTCGTCACTGAGGAAACCAAGCCGGTTGCGGAAGAAGATTACTTTATTGATAGTCTTACCGATAAAACTTGGATTTGGGTTGGTAATTTCGTCATCACCAACTTCACGATCAAGGTAAACAAATTTCTTTACCCGGAACGTGATTGGACTTGTATCCTGACGCTGAATTATCAGCGGCATAGTGCTGTCATCAATCTCTTTAGTAATCCCTGGTTTAGCGCATTCAACCCAGGAACCAGGACCACTAACACCACCGTTGCCTTCAAACCTTAGGTAGTAGTCATCCTCAGCAGCAGAACTGTTAGAGACTTTGACGATGTACCCATGCTTGCATTGGAAGGGAAGACCTGTGACGTCGTTTACATCATTAGTAATTACTGTCAGGAGATCAGTGTTCTGCGCTTCGACGGTGAAATTAACAGCGTTCTGACCAGTGCTGTAGAGGTAAATACCGTTGCCAACAACTTCATAGCTGATATTAGTGTTAGCCAACTCAGCAGCTATACCACCGAGGATAGTGTCAACACTTACGTTTGTCTGACCATCGAAAGGTGTAGGTACAGGACGAACAGCTTTGATACTTGCAGCAATAGTTACTTCTTCGTGATCGTCGACTGTAATGACATAATCTTTGCCGTTCAATGTAACGGTAGTTGTGTCAGTTTCTTCCCAACCTTCACCGCCATGCAAGAGATCAACTGTTGCTTGATATGAACATGTGAAATCACTAGCTTCAGGTGAGTCATCATTGGAGTTAGGAACGGGTCCCTGCTGACCAGTAACAGTAAGACGAAAGATTAAATTCTTTTTAGCTCCAGTTGTTACACCAAAGACAGCAGTACCGATTGCAGGACAGTGACCTTGGTCTCCAGAGTAAGTTGTAAAACCTTCTGTACTATTAGAAGCAGGTTGCACAGAAATTCTGGTAGCACTTTTAATTACATCGTCACGTGGTTGTCCAGGCTGATGGATATTGATTCCATACTGCCTGCCGTTTTGAGCCCGCTTTAATTCAATAAAAGCAGCGTATTGATGAGGACGTGCATCTGTTGTAGCGCCAGTCATGGCAGTTACTTTATTACGATTACACACAAATGTGCTGTCGTTAATAGTCGTAAACTGAAGGTCTTCAGAACCTCGTTGGTTTGTTGTTGCGTTGACGGTAGCTAGATAAGCTTCTGTTCCACTGTCATGGTTGACAGTAATCTCAGTACCATCATCAGCATCCCACATGGTCACGTGACCGTTAGTAGCAACCTGACCGATGTAGCTACCTTCTGTTTCGTCTCTGTAGTAATGAAACCAGACGCCATCAGACGTTGCATTAGTAAGAGGAAGTGTTCCTACACGTCGTGAACCTGGGCGTTTGAACAGACCACGGTTTAGATCAGGGATACAGTTCAAAGCATCGGTGACTTGACCTTGTCCCTTCTGGCTGTCAGGTACTTCGGAGATACCTCCAAAGAAATTAGGAATAGTTTGAGTAATACTTGCCATCAGCGACGTAGTCCACGGAACGGTTCATAT